ATAAGCTCTTTCGAAGAATCTTTTCGGAAGAAGCTGAGTAGGCTTTGGATTATCGAGATACTTTTCTCCAGTAATCCTCTTAAGCTTATTCTTAAGAAACTCTATTCTAGCTCCAATATCATTGGATGTAGAATGATTTGTTTCTAAAGCTTCTTTCTTCTTCTTTTCTTTATATTCTTCTACTGGTACCTCGTCCAGTACTTCACCATTAGAACCGATAGTTTGTACTACACGAATTACCTTTGCTACAAATCTAGGTCTTTTACCCTCCCTTTCTTCCTTTTCCCTCTGCATGTTTTCAGCAGATTTTCGTTCCATCTCCAATTCATATTCTGATTTCTTCTTACCAGTCATCAACTCTCTAGAAGTACGAATATGAAATCTTCCAGCTGTTTTCTCTTCTTGGGTAGGTCTGATAAACTCTACAGAAGTAGAAGGTGAAACACTTCCATATGACGATTGCCATGGAGTATTATTTCCACCATACCATGTACCACCCATTCCTCCATATGGATTCATATATGCTGGATTTACAACATTTCCAAATGGATTATTCATCCCATATGGACTGGTCATTTGATATGGAGGCTGCTGTGATCTGATGATATTAGGATTCCCCATATTATTCATCATAGGATTGGAAACTGCGGGATTACCCCAATATGGAACATTTTGTTGGGGATATGGCATATTGCCATATCCTGGTTGGTTGCTCATCATTGGATTATATGGATTACTAGGAATTTGGCCAAAAGCGGCAGCTCTAGCTCTCTGCTGGGCTAAAGCAAGCTGCTCTGGATTGGAAAAGTCGATGTTGCTTCTCTCAATCAATGTCGGATTCTCCTTTTTTACTTGGCGGTTGATATCCGCTGCTCTCTTTTGCGCTTGTTTGCAGTATTCATCCCTCCTTTCGTACGCTTCCTTAAAATTTGCGTGAAGCTGATCCTCAAAGCTCATAGCAAACCCAGGTCTCTGGTTTTGGCTATAGTTTGGTACGTCAAAAGGGAGTCTATTTAAATCCCTCACTCCATAATTATATCCTGGCATATTGAACCTGCCAAAGGATACTCCATTGTAGTTTGGCATGGAAGGATTGGATGTTTGCATCTGATTCGGATGCCATCCTGGAGGAATCTGATTTGGTGCTACATAGATCTCTTTACTCCAATCAGGTGGCGGAACTTCTTTCATGTTCTCATCAGGGGTCAAGATTTCTGCACGAACTTTATCAAAATCCACATATTGCTCCTGAGGCTGTGGACTCAGATCATATCCATTAATCATTGAGCATTCATTCTGTTCCTGAGGATGCTCAATCATCTGATATGGTACAGTACCAGTTTGTTCCATCACTGGTACTTCTTGAGACCTGGCAATCTGATTGCTAGGCATAATCACATGCTGCTGTTTATCATTGCTCACAAATTTTGGAGGAACAGCAACTGCTCCTTCTGGATTCTTATAAACAGTAGCAAAGAGATCTGGGTTATAGTTAGCAGTGGTCTGCTTAACCATACTATTCTCCCTCGCTTTCTTCTCTTTGTAGTACTGTAAACCTTCTTCTGTCAATCTCATAAAAGGTCTACCTTCTTTGGCCGCTTGTACTCTTTCAATTGCATATTGAGGCTGAGGATGCATAGGCATCACTGGATATTTGGTCTTTCTAATAACCAAGCAATCAGGATTTCCCAATGGATCCACAATAACCAGATCTGGTCTCTCTTTGTATACTTCTTCAGCTCTCTTCTGCTCAAACTCTCTTACTTTCTTCTTGTTTTCTTCTAATCCAATGACGTTCTGCCCTGCAATATAGGGCTTTCTAAATTCACCATTCTGCTTTACATAAGCATCTTCATTCATTGCTTTGGCAATATGATAGAAGTTGCTCAATCTTGCAGAATAGTCTCCATTGCTAGGCATCATCATACCAGTTTTCTTATCAAGAACAAGAGGAACATACGGAAATTTAATACACAGATAATCAAGCTCCATCTTATCATGGATCTGGCTAAGTAATGCATCTCCACATTTTGGATCTAATGAAATATACTCATTGCCAAATCTATCTGTATAACAATACAGATTGTTCATTTCAATCGTTTGCTGAAATTCTGCTTCCATCTTACCAATTCATTCCTTCCTTGAAAATTTTATTTAGATTTATACGTCTTTATCTTGGCTAGTTTGGTCACAATACACATACCCTTCCAAAACTACTCCTCATAATTATTATATACTACCAGATTTGCCTTTAATAAGGAATCTATATAGCATCATAATCTCTCTATCTGGGTAAAATTTCATTGGAAATACCTTCGGAGCCAAGTTTTGTTTCTTTTCTTCTATGGAAGTATTATTTATAAAATCGTATAACTTCTCTCTAGAATACTTATCAACTACTTGGTTATAATCTGCCATCTCCATAAATATCTCCATTGGCATATCTAGATCTTCTGGTGAGCTATAAACATTCTTCAAAAACACCTCTTTAAATTTCTTCATTTCTTCCAAAACTGATGAATGAGTGCTGCCCTTTAATCTCCATAGAGATATATGAGCATTATGCTGACAAATATCTCTTATTATTGCCATCATAAGCTCTTGGTACTTTACTGCATCTCCATCTGAATTTCTGAATTCATAGTGAGCATTGAATCTCATTCTATGAATCTGAGACTTCTTAAACCAATTGAATACCCAAGAATTCATGGTCTCTGTGACCAAGAAGTCATCAGAATATACATTCAAGAATCTATCAGAATCTGCATAGTTTAACGCCTCCCTGACTCCAAGATATACTGAATATAATTCTCCGAAATTATTAGTTGCTTCCCAAAATAACTTGCTTCCTCTATTCACTATCTCATCATCGATAACAGTGATAAAAGAAGGAGCTGTGGCAAAAGTACCACAGCTCGGTTTGGTTGAAGCATGCACAAAGATATTAACCGCGTTTTTGTAGAAACATGTCACTTTCTCCAACCTCCGATTTAATCTCCTCTTTTACTCTCCCCAAAAATGAATCCATGTCTTTTGTCTCATTAAGAAGATTAGCTCTTTTCTCTGGACTCATTGCTTTTATTGAAGAGAATATATAACTATTTATGGACTTGATGAATATACTGGCATCTTTATATAGATTTACAGCAGATACACCAGTTCTTGATTCCATCATCTTGCCATAATTCTTCTCAGTTTTATAGTTATTGAGGAAATCAATTCTCACTTTGTAATGAAGATCGAAGTCTTTGGAGTGTGTTAATTGATCGACTACCATCTTCTTTATTGCGATAATATCGTAGTCTTTCTCAACTATCTCTTTCACGCAAATCAACCTCCATCAAAAAAGAAAAATTTAAAATATAGAAAGTGGAGAGCGGTAGCACTGACAATTAAGCCAGTGCTACCGCTCTCCAATAAATTCAATTGGAGCTCGGAAGCGAAAATCTTCATAAGTAATTCTTAATCATAGAATACCAAAAGGAGGAAAGATTCTCTCCTTCTAAGCTCCACAAAACAAATTATAAGGAGTGTATAGGAGACAATAGGGAACTTTTATTCCTATTATCACTAATATAATATGTAATCATTAAAATGTTTAGGTCACGATTTTGAATGTGATATCTGACAAATTATTATCTAATGTATTTACATTGATAAACTCTGGTACTGTCTGTGTCTCTACAAAATAGTCTGCATCAATCTCTGGATTCTTATAAATGGATTGATGCAGGGATTCATATTTATTTAGCCCAATAAATTTGATATACACAAGCTGCTGCCTATATAGATTGGTAATATATGTGATAAGATTCGGCATATGAAGATCTGTAATGTAATTCATATCTTCTATGTATTCCTTAATGGAGTTAGTAATAGCCGTAATATAAGACTTCTCACTAGCAACCTGGAATTTGACCTCGAATGTGAGAGACAGATTGATTCTATCAATATTGGTCTCATTATCGATATTGTACATAAGAGATGGCCCATATGTATTAAAGTACTTGTAATCAACTCCAAATGAATCTTCAAGCAATAATAGTATAGATTGGATGTATCTTCTTCTCCTATCTATAAGCTTAAACAGTTTTCTGAATCTCTCTTCTGTGTTAAGATACGTATATTTAACTACAGGGATCTTATAGATATTGAAGTCAAAATTTACTGTGGAATCATCTATCGGATTCAATTCTATATATGAATTGCAGATATCAGAATAGTCGTAATAGAAATCTACTCCAGTATCACCAGTTCCATATACATTAGTCAATGTATACTTTTCCAATCCAGGAATAAGATCATCAAGATTCTGTTTCTCTTTATCACCATAGAATCTTCCTTTAGGAGCTGTATCCATCTTAGCAAGATAGAATACTCTCATTCTAAGATTTGGCGGTAATGGCATAGCTGTCTCTTTACCAGTCTTTACAGCATACAATCCAGATGTAGTCCCCATGTAGGTACCAGTACGAGAGATTATATCATTCATGCCAATACTGAGCTGGAATGTGTAAGTATATTCACTATCATCAAAATCCAGCAATTCTCCTTTAAGGAATCTAACTGGCATTTCTACATCTTTATCATTTGCATCAGTGGTATAAAGAACAGCATACATAGATAACTTGCATTCGCTAATAGTACCATCATCTGCATATGTTACCATATCGAAATCGGTATCAATATTCTGAGTGGCTGTTATAGTGATCTTGAATGTTTCTGGATCTGTATAAAAGTCTCTTTGGGCGTGGTATGAAAGTGTAATGAACTGTAGTACAGATTCTTCGTTTGTATACTCATAAAACAATTCCTTAGTGTAGTTCATGAGAGTCATATAATATGCCACATAGAATGGAGACTTGTTTACAGTGATAAGATATGGGTTCATATACAGGAATCCATCTCTATCATAATTCTGAATCTCTTTTTCAGTAGGATTTGCAATAGATGTGCAAGATCCTGTATCTGGATCAAGATAGAACGCGGTTCCTGGTTTTATAGTGAAAGCATATTTGCTTATATCATCAAATGTAGATCTAGGAACTTTTGCTGTTATCGTATTTGTGGGAACTATATTGTTACCATCTTTAAGAAGAATATAAGAATAGTACAGCCTTTCTACCTGATTGTGCACTCTTTCAAGGAAGTACAACTTGCAATCATCTGTCTGAATTGAGTTGAATACGTTATTCAGATCTGTATATGTAGTTACGGATCCTCTAGATAAAGCTTCTCTAGGAATAACTTGTTTCAAATCTTCTACAGACAGTTTGTTTGTACCATATTCCGAGTCTGATAAAGTTTGCAGCACAACATACATGGAGTTGTATGTAAATCTTTCTGATGTGAGAGGTTTTACTAACTCATAGTTAGAGAGTTTAAAGTTACATTCTTCTCCAAGAGTTGTAAATACATGGATAGTTACTTCAGCATTCGATCTAGGCTGATATGAATCTCTATTGAATGTAAGACGAATATTGGATTCATCTAAGAACATGTAGTTTATAAACTCTTGATCAGAAGTGTAATCATACAATCCATCATAGATAGGTTTGAGATAATGAGTCGTATCTCCTTCTACTACTTCTACGTAAAAGTATGCTAATTGATCTTCAAAGGAGAAGTTTATGACCTTATTCTCTAATGGATTAGTAACTGTTATATTCTTATAGATAACAGAATGGTTCAGCTGTCTAATAACAGTATGGAGAGAAATGAGAGAGTCCCCGTCCATATTTACTACACCAAGAGCTGGAAGATATGGATTGGTTATATCAGATGCCATATTCTTATTATCTATATCATATTTGGCAGAATACACATATTTACCATTAGGAAGTTTGTCTCTTCTAATAACGATATCATAGTCTATATGATAAGGATATCTTTGGTCATCGCCTATACTATAGATATATTCCTTATCAAGAACAAACTTTCCATCTGTCATATTCTCCAATAGAGCTGTTTCTGGAAAGCTCAATACTACATCTATTTCTGCTGGTGTAGCAAAGATTTTGTTTATTCCCAAAGATAAAGCATGGGCAATTATATTTCTCTCAAACTTAGCTCTTGTTGGAATAGCTTCCATAGAATATTCAGATGCCATAACAGCTGTATTTTGAATAATATTGGAAAACATGTTTGAAAGAAAACCATAAACTCCAAGATACAATGTATCTTCTGGAATATCTATGTATTTCTTTTTTATAGATTCTACGTATTCTGATATACTGAAAATATCCGTAGAAAGTTTATATGTAGTAGGCGTACTGGTATCAGTTGTTGCCATTGTAATCTTTGCCTCCCATTACACAGAATAACCTTTTATGAGATATCTCTTATATGAATCTGAAGTAGAATGAGGAGTTGCTGGATCTCTAGAGATATAAAAAGCATCTATATTTGAACCATCAACAGCCTGAATATCATCATCCCATATAGGTATTTCTTTTATATTTCTTCCAGTATATGTATCTACAAGATGGTCAAAATGCGCCAATATATTTGGCTCCATATCGGAAAACCACCCAGACAATTTGAACGTTACTGTTATTCTTAAAGATCCTTTATCTTGTATCTCACTAAGAGAAGATCTAGATATGGATTTTGGATATACTCCTGTTGCATATGCCCAATACAACAATGTTTCTCCATCATTATCTATAAGAAATTTAAATATACCCATATGATCATGAAGAATCTTATACTGAGTATATTTAGATTCTGGAGCGATCATTCCCATCCATTTAAACTGTCTATACATATCATATGCTTTAAACAGATTATAGATTTCTAGAAATTGCGTATCTTCAAATTCTATTGAGAATTCTGCATCCTCATCAGACTTCATAGAAGATTTAGGATAATATATTCTTGTTCCATATAGATTCTGTGCTGATTCCATTTCATCCGCTACTATATCTGGAATATCCATATTGGAGCTTTTTCTATTAGTGAGAATTCTCATAAATGGACAGCTACTAGCTCTATATGAGAGATTTTTAAATACACTATCTGTATATCCTGCATCTTTAAGCCATCTAAAATATGGAATATTGGCAGTACCAGCATTTGCTGCCATAGTATCATATGAGCCATTAGGAGATCCATCTGTATATGTGTAATTAAAGTTTATGAGGTTACCACTAGAATCTACTATATTAAGATCTGGTTTTACAAAGAACAACATCTCTGTTGCTCCTTCTACCATGTAATATGGATCTATTCTCTTCATGCGATAAAAAGAGTTATTATAGTCCATATCACTTTTAGCATATATGCCATTAGCTCTCATTGTTTTTGCTAATAGACTGCTAGATCTATTTAGTTCATCTTTAGTTTCGGTATATAATTTATTTCGATCTTCATTCCCACTAAAGTAATCTTCAACATACACTCCTTTAAATTGTTGTGTATCTGTATTGGCCATTATATCAACTCCTTGACTGAAAACTTACTAGGATGTGCCCCAATTTGACTTTACTCGCTTATTTCAGAAAGGTGCCCTATGACATTGATGTAAATTTACTTATAAATAGGAGGTAAGCAGCGTGATACAACGTAACACATACACATTGCATGAAGCAGCAGGCCCTCTTACTAGCATTCTTGGTGCAGTCGCAGATTTCGTTCTTAAAGACAAAGACTCCATTTCCAAGATTGCTAATGGGGTTACAGACAGAATGAATGGTAAGAAATTAAACCAGATTGTTTCTGGTAATATTGCCAAATCTTCAACTGCTTTAACTGCAACTTTCCCTGTTATTGTTACAGAGGCTACTGCTGTGGATACAGCTGTAATGATTTCTAAAGCGGTGGAAAGAAAAGCAGTTGGTATGCTACATATGCTTTTTGCTGCCAATCAAATCACAAACGTTCAAAGTGCAACAGATTATCTAAAACAGTTCCATAATAATATAAGCTCAAGTTTAGATATCAGTGGTACTGATATCGATGATATTCTCGATTTTAGCTCTCAATATGTTAGAGAAGGTACTGAGCCGATAATTGCACAAGACATTATCGAAGCCATCACAGAAGACTGCAAGAGAAATTGTTTCGACGTGCCTAAATATGATACGAATTCAGTTTCTATTAACGAGTACTCTGTTTCTGATTCTATTAATGGTACCACAGTTACTAGGGTTCATAGTTTTGACGAAGCCCATCAAACGATAAATGGTGGAGTTTCTAGAAATATGAGAAACCTCAGATATAGACTGCGTACTACAGATAGAGGCAATAATAGAGAGATCTACGACGTATATGCTGATGATTCTAATACACCAATTGGTTGGTTTAGAGCATCAGAAACAGATCCTAGAGATTTTGGGCCTAATACACAGCTTTATATGCCTGGTCAAGATGAGCGTGGTGGTTCATTTAGAGTTGGTGATAGGTTTGATTATGCTTCATATGCACAGGATAATCCAGCTGATTTAAAATCTATGGTTGATTTCGAGAATAAGAGACAAATTCAGCTCGATATCAAGAAAGCAAATGAAGCTATGCCTTCTCTTATGGTAGTAAACTTTGTACACGAGAATGCACAGGGTAGAACTATTAATAGTGTATGTGTAATCGGAGTTAAGGCTGTTATCCACTACGTTCATTCAGAGGATCTTATCAATAGATTCATCCTGAAGAATGATGATAACAAGGGGCTATTCAACTTCATTAGAGCTACTACTAGAGAGATTTCCTTCTTCAAAGATTTCCTCTTTGCTGTAAAGAGAGCAAAAGTGGATGCTGTTGCTAAATCCGGTAAGGGTTCTAGTAATAAGCTGTGGAAGTTGCTTGAACTTAGAGCAAATAGATTAAAGCTCGCTAAGGCTTCTAACCTTAAACAGGCTGAATTTGCAGCAATTACATCTGTTATCATCTCTAAGGAAGAGGCAGAAGTAATTAAGAGAAATCATCGTATCGATATCATGAAACCTGGTACTCTTCTTGCCATTATGCGTGGGTATAATCTCATGGCAGCATTTATCGTAGATAATGTGTCTGAGAGGGTTGATATGCTTTATGATGATGGAAGCAAGAACTTTGAAACTCTATCATTCATGAGCTTAGAGAGAGAAGAATCTGGCTCCATGTATAAAAAGGTAATCAACCTTATATCGAAAGGAAGGTAAGAAGAATGTTTTCAAGATTTACTGATCCAAGTGCATTCTTGGAAAATACTGTTACTCCAACTCAATCTTCTCCTTCTGTTGGATCTAATGCTGATAGCAGTTCTAATGGAGTAAATTCAGCAAATAATAATACTCCTAATGCTAGTACTCCTAATACTGGTAATAATACTACTGCAAATTCTGCTCCTACACCTCCTAGAGGTAGAGTAAATGTTGGAGAGGGAAAGCTTAATGAGACCTCTTCTAATTCTGTGAAAAATCTTCCAAAATCTATGAAAGAAGAATTCAATTACGATAGACTTCCTCTTAGAATCAAAGATATGAGAGAAAAGATCATATATGAGAATATGGATTTCACAGATATGGATACTTTAGAGGGTATGCGTAATCTTGATGAAGCTGAGGAAAATTCTGTCCTTCTCTCCCTTACCAATAAACTATACGAAATGGTTGTTGGTAAAGTTGATGATATAGATTTCGGAGATATCCCACAGTCTAGAGGTAATATCTATAAATTCAGCAAATATAAACAAGTTCGTGATTGCATTGAATGCATGCATGATATCTTTGTACAATACAAAGAGGATACAGCTCCAATAGATGAGATAGAACATGCATTGAGCAATTTGGAGAATAATAGAGATCTATTTATTGCTTGCTATGCTGGAAATATAGAAGCCGGTAAGATGATTTATGAGACTATTGCCCTTGCTATCGTACAGAGCATTTCTTATATGATAGCTGTGACAATAGAGTTTATCAAGACTCCTAGAAGAGATACTCTCCAGATAGTGGTAGATAAGACTGGTGTTAGCAAGGCAAAGGATCATATTCTTTATCAGTCTCTGTTCAAGTTCAATGAATCCTGTGCTAGTGGTGACATTGATAAGGTTCTTCGTCCTCTCATCAAGAACAGATCCAAGAACCTTATCGAAACAATTGCTATTGGTGTTACCGGTGCTATAGTAATTGCTATATTTGCTTCCTCCATTATTGGATTCCTTAGAGATCTTGTATACTTCTTCTATGCTAGTAGAGAGAGAATGTCTACGTATCTTGATATTCAGTCTAACCTGCTTGAGATGAATGCACAAGAACTCAAAGACAATGACTACATTGCTACTGTTGGAAATAAAGATAAAGTCATTAAGAGACAGCTTGCAATAGCAAGTATGTTCCACAAAGTAGCAGATAAGATCGCTATTGACGCCAAGAGCTCTGATACGAAAGCCAGCAGAGAAATAAAGGCCGATACGAAAAAATATAGGCTAGACAGTGTCAATACGAATCCTACAGATGCTGAAGGTCCATTATTCTAATAAGGAGGGTGGCAAATGTCTTTTGTGATGAAAGGACGCACTAAGTCCAATGCAGAAGCTGTAAATGAGTATTTGAAATCTATTCATGAAGCAGAAGCTGCCGAAAACAGAAAAAAAGATATGATTGATCTATATCCAGATCAAGAACTCATGAATTCTCATTTCTTTGATAGCATTTCCAAGCAGAATCAGTTAAGAGAAGATGCTACACGCTTTATGAGCTTTAAAGATGAAGTACATAAAGAACTCATGTTCCATTTCTTGGAGAATGTGGTATTTGATCCTATTCAAGAGCAATCAATGATGAATTCTCATCAAAGAGAAGTTCTTGCTAATGCTATCGTAGATTATATCAATGAAAATGATATTTACGGAATTCTCGATACAATGGAATCTGGCAATATCTATCTCAATGAAATTGCTAGTTATATCACAGAAGCAGCCGATAATATCATCGCTAATGCCGAAGAGAAAAAGAAAGAAGGACTTAGTGATGAAGATGCTTATACCATTGAGAATGATAAGATAAATGATTTCATCAATAACGCCAAGGGAGTAATTCCTGATAGCTATATCGATAAGATAATGGATAGAGTGAAAGACGCTACTGATGATTTTATCGATGAGAATAGAAAAAATAAATCAGCTATTAAGAATATCTATGATGCTGCTAAAGAGAAAGTAGAGATGGCTGATGGGGATCCTGAATTGCAACAGGAAGCTGTTCGTATGGCTAAGATTCAGGAGAATAAACTCTTCAGCGCTCCTACGAATGTATTTGGTCAGATGATGCGTATTGTAACAGAGTCTGTTCATCTAATCAAACCGATGACAGAATCATATACAAATCATACTACTAATAAGATCGACTTCAACAAACTCCAGGGAGACGTAGAAGTTCTTTATACATTCATGGAAGCTCTCAATACTCTTGGATTAGTGGAAGCTAATGAGCAGTATATCAAGGATACTCTTGATAATATGAGAGATAGTATTGAAAACATCGATATTGTTGATACTCTTGATCCTGCAGGTGAGAAGAAAGTACCAAAGGAAAAAGACCAGAATCCAAATGATGATGACGATAACAATCCAAGCAACGATTTTATCACAATATCTAATTCTCTTGGCTAAATCAAAAAAAAAATAGGGAAGACCCAATTGGGTCTTCCCTTTAAAATTGGCACGGACGCTTGATCAAAACTTTGCGTCCTCAATGCCGAAGGAGGAATCGCCCTCCATCAATGCCTCGACATTGTTGGCGAAGTTGTCGGTAGCGGCTGGTTTGTCTTCGAAGAAGACTTTGTACACCGCCACGCCTGCGGCTGCGCATGCTGCACCTTTTGCCGCCGTAATTGCCATACCCTTCCAGTCGATTTCCTTGTTCTGATCCATTTTCATTTCCTCCATAATCTTTTCAACCTGATCATCCGTCAATTGCACAGTGGCTGTTTTGTCCATAACAGACTGCTCGCCACTGTTAGCAGTCTGCTGCTGTGCAGCCGTTGTGAACTGCACGATACCCAAATCTTTTCCAGTTGTATCATATGCATGATACTTCTGGTCTGCCCCAAGCTGAATAACAGCCTGGGCATTCGTAGTAGCCATAGTCATTACTCCTTCCTCGTCATCTTCTGATGCCAATGACACATTTTGGATAGTTTTTTCTTCCGGAACTAATTCCGGAATATTTGCAACCCCTATAGGGTCTTCCCCATTTTTTGAGGGGGGTTTACGCCTTTTCCTAGACATTGGTTTTTCCTCCTTTCACCTTTATAATATGCAATTATTCATTGTTTTAACATGGCAAAAATGCACCATTTTCGGTATAGTTACGCCTTTGTAACCCAGTAAATTCACTATATAAACCACACACGAGTACTCCTACCCACGGTAATGGGTAGGAGTGTGTATATGAGCAAAATCAACAAATATTAACAATTTGGTGCGAGAGACGAGACTTGAACTCGTATGATATTTCTATCGGGGGATTTTAAGTCCCCTGTGTCTTCCAATTCCACCACTCTCGCATAATAATTGGTTTTAGCGTCTTTTCCTTGACGACCTAGCTTTACAGATACGTTTTAGCCTCCATATAGAATATATGGACAACTTCAAGCATGGTCTCATCCGTATCAGAGGCCCTAGGATTCGGTGTGGTGATCCTACCACTTTTCAGATAGGTTTCTATCCACAGAGATGGTTCCAATATTTTTATACCGCATTTTCCATTCAGCGGTTATAATAACCTAGGGTTGTCAGCAAAACGAAAACCACCAGAAAATATCGAATCCCTAGGAAATTATCAATTTAATCAAATGTGCATAATAACAACGTTCTTACCAGTATTAGAGATATCATACATAATATCCATACTTTTCTTGTTATTAATGCAATGCTTATATTCATTATCAGTTAGAGTATTTTTAACAGTAGCATCATTATCACAGAAAACCTTCTTCACTGATTCTGATATACTGTTATAGCATTCTGTATTTAGAGTATTGGTTAAATAAAGAAACTCTTTATTCATCGTAGCAGTGATGCAATTAGATTTGTCATTGCATTTCACCTCTTCTACAAAAGGGCAATTTGTTTTCAAAGATTCTGCTATGTTTTTAGTAGTCCAAACTCCACCTTTGATTAATTTCTCTTTTATAGAATGGGATAGCATAAGATCTTGTTTCATTTGTTCCATTATTGGCATAATATGATATCTCCTTACTTGTTTTGATCAAAGTATTCGATATCATCTCTTTGCAGCTTTTTTGCCATGGACTTATACTGGGCTTTGTTATACAGCATATTTAAAAACGACAATCTTATTTCCACTCTTGGAAGAATGGAATAATATTTGTGTATAGATGCCTCTATAACAAGGGAATCATCTGCCCAAATATTACCATTATACATATCTGCATATTTCTTTTCCATATTATCAAAATCAGGTTTGCATATTGGCCTTATACATCCTAATTCTGCTAAATAGGTATCTATGGAATTGAAAGAAGAAGGTGTTTTTAAATATACAGAATAATCCACACAGCAAGGAGTATAAATAAGCATTCCATTTAATCTAGCGAAATCATTTTCAGAAATAAGTTTATGCATAAAATCTCTATCACTCTTACCAGTAATAGAATAAACTTGTATAAATCCTGGATACTTTTTTGCTGATTGGGCCAGATTTGTTTTATTAATAAACCTTGCTCTTGGACGAGGAGTTCCTTCTGGTTCTTCGTAAAGAACCACATAAATTTCCTCTCCAAAATGGATAGTAGAAAGTATCTTATCTCTAAGAGATAGCACTTTGGTAGCTTTTGGAATTGTCATATGATATTTATCATACATCCAATCCAATCTAGTCTGATAATCTCTTGGGATATCGGAGTACTTTTCTTCGTAAAGTTTGGCTTTTTGCTTTCTAGTTTTAATAATGGCACCTTCTTTCCCAAAGTGTTATTATTAGGTAATAGATAAATTAAAAATCAATCACATTGTATAATCAGCTCTAGATGTAGTGGTGAGATTATACCACTTAGAATAAATAGAGGTTAAACCTCCACGAATAGAATTTAAAAATCCAGATTTGAGATTTGCTTTACCATTCATAGCCATCCATAATGAGAAAGACCGAGCAATAGAAGGAGTTGCTATATTTATTCCACAAAGATTAGCAAGATAATCCAATTGAGCTGGATTAGAAACCAATGTACTTTTATCGTTATTCAATGCTACGCTCATAACGTCATAAAGATCTTTAATAGTGAGAGTTACAGTAACTTGATTTGGCAAACCTGCCTGGTTCCATGAACCAGCATCACCTTTCTGTATTTGGCAATCGGTAATAATTCCCATATCAATATGAAACATGGATTTGAAATAAGCTCTTACTAAGAAAGGAGATATATAGTTATTATAACCAACAGATCTTGGTGCGACAAATCCAAGAATATGTGCTAATGGGACTAATATATTCAAGTATATAGACAAAGCATCACAATCAGGAGTGTCCAGTTTAATAGTGACTGTAAAAGATCTCATTAACTGAGAATCTGACCAAATCTCTGGAAACATCATTCTACCACCAGAGAGAAGAGTTTGAATATTTCCAATTATGGAATCTATAACTCCTCCAGTAGTTTTACCTTCTGTTATGGATTTAGAATCAGTTTTAGTCATAGAAGATGCATCTATTCCTGTAAGATTACTAGCTCCTCCCATAAGAAATTGTAATTCTGTTCCAGCTCTACCAATCTCATTCATCTTAGCAGCCAATTGGGATTGGGTAGTTCCGTTATTGAATGATTCTGATACTTGGGGTTCAGCATTTACATAGAATGAAACTGCTCCAGAATAGTAGCCAAAAGTATCAGAAAGTGAATTCGTTACTTCCCACCAATTTACCTGTCCTAAAGGAACAGCTCCGCCAGAAGATTGCCCTCCAACATCTATTTTCACATTGGCCAATCCCAATAAATTAGCCATTGCCCAGCATTGCTTATTAACTACATTGAAATATTGCTTTGGCTGTACTTTCAGTGTATAGTATCTACCAGCCGAGGTTATCATTCCCTCTATATCTTTTCCATCTGTTAATTCTGACCCAAATTCAGATAATCTATCAGATAGGCTCTTCTTTTGTTCATCGGTATACCCTTTCATGAATTCTGGGATACCAGCCTGTAATATCAATATAGGCATTCTTGATACAATCTTTTGTGCAAATTTTCTACCAAAAGAACCAGGATTATCTGATCCATCTATTCTTTGATCTACTTGCGGAAGAAACTGGTATGGCATACCAAATACAGATCTCATATTTTTAGTACCCATACTACTAACCATATCATCAAATGTGCTCCAGTTGCCTGATATTTCTTCAGCTGTCTCATCTAATGTATTAGACAAAGATACCTTTTGCGCTTCATTTTGAACAGCGGAAGCGGATACATCAGTCCATTTATCATTAGATTGATCATACTGCTGCACATCTCCAGGAGATACATAGAAAGAGCTGTCATTAGATGGATCGGTTACTTTTAAATATCCTTCTTCTGTAACTCCAGTTACTGCAAGAGGTATTTCTGCTTTTTGATATCCTGTATAAATTGTATTTCCAGTAGTTGGGTCTTCTGCCGAACTGCTATGTATCTTTATTACAGATCCTACTATTTTTTCTCCATCTAATACTGGTCTCATACCAAGAGCTCTTATTGTTTTAAATCTTGGATCATAAACAATAGGCCCTCTATTATCTCGTAGCCATTTTTCTAATCTAACAACTTTATCTGATACATGAATCCAAAATTTATCTATGGTTTCTATCCATCCACTATCAGCAGTAACTACTTCGAGAAGAGTATTTTTCTTATAAGCATTAACTATTGGAGAAGTAGGAGCATGATCTGCTCTAGCAACAGTATTCTCTAGTAATACATACTTCATTTTTACAACCCCTTCTTCTGTATACGTTTTAATATTACCAAAATGTTTGGGATGGCCCATAATGAGCCATCCCAATTTAGTGTCATCTATCGACAGTATAGTTCATAGCACGAATAATATTAAAGATATCAGAAGGATCTCTATTGGCAACACCAGAAAGATCTCCAATACCATTCTTACTTCCACCACCAGCAGCAGACAGGGAAGCTCTAACGCTAGTAGTAGTAGCATTCTCTTTAGTACCAGTATTAACATTTCTCTTTGGCTCTTCAGTAGAAGCTTGTGCTTTAGAGTAATTACTCATAGCAGACTGCATGAACTGGAAGATTCCAGAAAGAAGTTCATTAGTTTTCTTCTGCTCCTCAATAAGAGTATCAATCTTATCTGTTGGATTAGCAAGAGTTTTTGTTTCAGTAGCAGCTGCAGCAGTTCCAGAATTTGTGGTAGTATTGTTGGTACTATCAGCGGGTTCTTTCTTTGCTTCTTCTGCTTTCTTTTTACTAGCATATTTTGGATCTTTAGAGAGAAGATCAATAGCTGCTTCCCTGGTATAGCCATGATCAACAAGGTATCCAATATCATTATTGGTATAGTGTTCTCCATTTGGAGCTACTTCATCAGCGAAACCAATATATTTAGAATTCTGCAGTTTGGTTGCTTTCTTTCCAGTTTCTGCAACCTTCTTAGAAGCATCCTTATCAGAAATAGCATTAGTTGGTTTCTTCTCTTCTTGCTTACTAGCTTTCCACTCATCGTAAGCTTTTCTCTGTGCAGCTTTCTTGGCTTTAACAACAGTAAGGTCATCATCTTTGGTGATCTTGTTATACTCTGGGATGGTGAAACCATCTTCGATAATATTTCCAAGATCATCATATTTGATTGTACCATCTTTTGTTACAGTAGCCGAAGAAGCATTAGTATCTACAGAGGAAGCCGCTATCGAAGTGGTCTTCTCATCTTTCTTTTGTTTCTTATTACCAATAGTATCGGTAATATCAACTCCGAAAGCTTCTTTAATAGTATCAGCAACTTCTTGGAAGAGAGCATTGCGCTTATCTTTTCCAGCAGATTCTTGCTGTTCTTTAATGGAATTAGATGGTTTCTTAGTATTGGTATCTTTCTTATTCTTATCCTGCTCAGCTTTCCACTTATCATAAGCTTTCTTCTGAGCTTCTTTCTTAGCTTTAACAACAGTAATGTCATCGTCTTTAGTAATCTTGTTGTACTCTGGGATTTCAAATCTATCTACAACAATATTGCCAAGATCATCATATTTTATCTCATTCTTCTTAGGCTCGATATTAATAATATCTGTAGTCTTAGTCTTATTATCGTCTTTTTGCACAGCAGCAATAGAATTGGAAGCTTGCTTTTTGCTCTTCCACTCATCGTAAGCTTTCTTCTGTGCAGCTTTCTTAGCTCTAGTGACAACAATATCGTCATCTTTGGTGATCTTGTTATACTCTGGGATGGTGAAACCATCTGCAACAATATTACCAAGATCATCATAATGCATCCCATCAGTATTTCTAGGCTGAATAGCCGGAATACTGGATTTAGTCTCAATTTTCTGATTAGATTCAGTAGAATTAAGTGCAGATATAGAATTAGATGGCTTCTTGGTATCTACATCTTTCTTCTTCTTTTTATTGTCTTGCTCAGCTTTCCACTTGTCATAAGCTTTCTTCTGAGCTGCTTTCTTAGCTCTAGTGACAACAATATCGTCATCTTTGGTAATCTTGTTGTATTCAGGGATTTCAAATCCATCTGCAACAATATTACCAAGATTATCGTATTTCATCCCATCAGTATTTCTTGGCTGGATAGCTGGAATACTGGATTTGGTCTCGATCTTCTGATTAGATTCTGTAGGATTAAGTGCAGCTATAGAATTAGATGGCTTAATCTTTGCTTTCTCAGCTTCAAGTTGTTTCTTATATGCGATCTCTTCAGATTTAGTAGGAGCAAAGTCCTCATTCCTCATTCCAAGATCTACGCCAAGTTTATCCTGAAGCCAGAATAATCCCTTATCAATGAAATTACGTTTTCTCTTATTTCTTCTATTAGCGAATGGATCTGCAGTTGCAGAATCTTTGGCCATAGCCTCAGATACCCTAGCATTCACATCAGCAGAAATATCAGATCCACCAATTCCAGCGTTATAGGTACCATTTTTAGCAAAGAATTCAGCTTTCTTACGTTCTTCATCTGCCTTAATAGCAGCTTTCTCCTCTTCAGTAAGAGGTCGTTCTGTTTCCTTATTAGCATATTTCTTATCAGTATAATGCTCATCCTTAGACAGTAACTGGATAGCAGCTTCTCTAGTGTACCCATTATTCATAAGATATTTGATATCGTTAAGTTGATAATGGCGACCATTAGGACCTGTCTCTTGAGTTTCTGTGCTAGGATTGTATTTAGCAGTTATAGAAGAAATAGCATTAGATTTCTTGGTATACTTATCAGAAGTAGAAAGTAGTTTGATAGCAGCTTCTCTGGTATACCCATTATTCATAAGATATTTAATATCATTAAGTTGATAATGGCGACCATTAGGACCTGTCTCTTGAGTTTCTGCATTAGATTTTCTCTTCTTATTCTTTCTAGACTGTTCTACTGCGTTCAAGTTCTTTGATATAGTAGCTTGCAAATCTTTATCAGAATCAGATTCTTTATAACGAGCGGCAAGTCTAGACCAAACTTGAGCAGTCCGTTTCTTATCAGCTTCACTATTAGTATCAGATGATGTTATAGTTATATCACTAGAAGGAGTGTAATCCTTGGAGATAATATTACCATTAGCATCATATTGAACTGGACTGAAGTCCTTAGGAAGTTCTTTCTTATTTTTCTCTTCAGAAATAGCATTAGAATCCTTGGTATATTTATCAGAAGTAGAAAGTAGTTTGATAGCATCCTCTCTAGTGTATCCATTATTCGTTAGATACTTGATATCATTGTTCGAATAATGCTCACCATTAGGACCGACTTCATCGGCGTATCCTTTTACTCCCCTTTCCATCTTATTAGTATACTTTGGATCTTTGGAGAGCAAGTTTATGGCATCTTTTCTAGTATAACCATGATTGGTTAAATAGAGAATGTCATTCTCCGTATAGTGCTCACCATTAGGAGCTACTTCTTTTGCAAGTTTTTCTTGTTTTGTGGTATTAGCAGTAGTATTCTCAGAGATAGCATTAGATGCTCTCTTTTGATCTGGCATATCATCCACAGATACTGTTGTAAGAATAGGAACATCGTCTTTCTCATTCTTCTTCTTATGATGGAAGATATTACCATATTTCTTCTTGTAATCTTTAAATTTATCATAGTACCCTTTAGCTTTTGAGTAGATATTTTTAGCCTTCTTGAAGAAGTCTGAAATTCCACCCTTGCCGTATTTGGATACTACATCAGATGCATCGTCTATATTAGCAAATACTGGTTCTTTCTGTGGGAAATCTTCCCCTATTGGTCTTGGGACCTGTTTAAGGCTCTTTGTATTATCTAATTCCTCAGTGAATGAGTTAGTAGATTTACCCATACCATATTTAGATCTTCCAGAACCACTAGAGCCAGATCCAGCAGCTGCTGGTCTACCATAACCAACTACAGTTCCATGCCAGCTAGCAACTTTATCAGCAGTAGTAATGTATGCAGAAGAACCACCAGTCTGCTGCTTATGAGTATCAGAACCAAGGTTCATTACATTACCATCTGAATCCATGACTACACAAACGTGATCTATAGAATCTGGATCTGTTCCGCCCTTAGAGGTAAACATCAGATCACCAGATTGAATAGCTTTACCACTGTTGAAAGTTAAACCTTTCTCTTTGAGCCAATTGAATTCTACCGTAGCATCGGAGCATGGGAAATCAGTTACACCAGCATTATTTACACACCACCATGCAGATCCAGAGCAGTCTGCACCACCACCAGGTCCATCAGGTGGACGTTTATTGGAATAATAAGTAGAATCGGCTTCAGTATATTTCTTAGCGTTAGCAGCAATAGCTTGCCCAACACCTGGATTAGATGCTGAAATAGTATCTGGATTAGAGCCAGATCCATTTGCAGAAGCTCCCTTACCACTACCAGGAGATACATTTCCGCCACTATTATTTCCACTTTGAGCTGCCTGAGTTCCAAAGAACTGGGCCGCAGAAATACCAAATAGATCTTGTGTAATACTATTAAGAGCTTTGTTATTACCAAGCATACTAGTAATGCTGCTCATCATTCCACTTGTAAGTTTAGCTATAGGAGCTGATACTTTCTTAGCCATATCAACTATCCAACCAAATTTACCTCCAGATTGCTGAGTTGCCCCACTAGAATTGGAAATAGCGTTGCTCCCAGATTTTGGTTTAGATTCTTGTTTAGACTCATTGTTCTCTTCTTCAGAAGAGCTATCCCCATCTTCATTAGAAGAGCTATCAGAATCATCATTAGAAGAGCTATCAGAATCAGATGAATCATCACTATTAGCATTAGAAATTACAGCAGAAGGATTATCAACATCAACTCCTGTAGTTTCAAGAGCTTTTTGCTTAATATCTTCTATCCAGTTTCCTTTACCAAATTTAGGAAGAAGTGTTAATTTAGACTTTCCAAACTTAGATTTAGAAAGAGCATTAGATACTTTCTTGGATAAAGTGGATATTGATTTGCCAAATGTAGATTTTAAAGCACCACCAATGATGGCTTTGCCCAATCCATATTTGCTTCTACCAGTTCCACTATTAGCAGCACTGCTGATTCCTCTTACACTACCAAGAGCTTTATCTCTAGTATCATGACCAGAGAAATCAAGATCGTAATGAGGAGGGTCTTCATGGTTTACTGCTATACCCATATCATGGAGTTCTTTAATATCGTCATCGTTTAGATCATCTTCAACATCAAGCTTCCATCCATAATGGTGACCCCATGGCCCATTAGCATGTACATATGTTTCAGCTCCACCGGTAATCATTAACTTCTTACCGTGGCGATTCATATAGTCTTTAGCAAAATCGTTAGTAGCAGCTTTAACGTCACCACGAACGTTAGTGAGATTTGTTTGAGACTCTGGTCCATTGGAAGTAACAACGTTCATATCGAACTGTCCTTCGCCTTGACCAGATGGAGGATACTTACCATTCACCTTCCCAGAAGGAGAAGATGGATTTGTACCCTTATTATTTCCACCATCAACAGAAGCGGAATTCCATGGAGAGATGGCGCTCATTATAGCCTGAGCAGCAGATGATAATGCTCCAAAGAAGCTATTATTCTGTTGCTTCTGTGGACTAGATCCACCAGAGCTTCCATTATTAATTCCTTTTCCTTGATTCTCAAATATCTTCTTAGCGTACTCTTCTCTATTGCCAACTTCTCCATATCCTTCAAAGGATTTCATTGCTGCCATAGCATCGCTAAGATTCCCAGCGGATAACAGTTTATCCCATTCGCCTCTGTCAGTAGCTTCTTTCTTAAAGAACTCTAACTGAAGTTGCCAATCTCCAGCCTGTTTTCCTTGAGAATGTGCAAAATCTCTAAGGGCTTTTGCACGAGAGCCAGTCCATTGGCAAATACCATAGCCTGTTACACCTTCACCATCATTGATAGCATTATCTGGAACATCGTCACTATGAGCACCACCCTGAATTACAGTAGGATCAAAGCTGGATTCTTGTTGTACGCTACCAAGTAATGCAGCAGCGGCCTGATTAGACATGCCCATTGTAGTAGTACAATAGTTCCACATATCCTCACAGCTTGCAGCTCCTCTACCATATCTAGATCTTCCGAATGCATTAGAAACTCTATTTACAGCTCTAGAAGAACCGAAAGAATTGGCCAATCTAGAAGAAATAGATCTACTACCCATGCCAAATGCACGTTTAATTTTACTTCTCCCACTTCTAATGGTATTTGCTAATCTGGATTTTCCAAATTTACTCATACCACCAATAGGAGGATGTGAATACTTACTAGACTTTCCTTTGCCCATACCAAATGTGGATACTTTTCCAGAAGAGTTGGTAATAGGTTTAATAGGATTCCATGGAGTAATCTTGTTATTCATAATGGTGGAAGCATTGTATTCAGAAATCTGCATAGATGCATTATTTCCTTTACTATTTCCATTTGCTCCATTAGATGAAGATTTTCCATTCATCCCAACTTGTTTACCAGTACCTGGATCGTATTTACCAAACTTGGATTGGTCTATAAGAGACATATCAGGCTGTCCAGATGGAATGTGAGAAAGTGCAGATTGCATAGCTCTCTTATATTCTCCAAGATCAGCTCCAAAATATCCATTGGATTTAAGAGCATTACCAAATTGCTCTATCGTAGTAATGGAACCATCGCACATAGGAGGTTTATCCTCTCTGTGCATATATCCACTGTAGTATTCAGCCCATTGTTCTGGACTGTCAAAATGCATATAGTAGAATCCGCCATCTGGCTGTTTACCAGCAGATCCTTCTGGAGTAGCTTGCGTCATACCACCAAAGTTGCAATCTTCAACAGCAAGTGCTGATGAGAATGCACCAGATTCGTGATACCATTGAGCAAACAGTAACTCAGCAGGAATAGAGCAATGCTGACTGCACCAGTTAGCAAGTGCCCACATCTTGTTTGGATCCCAAGCTCCTCTACCATATCTAGATCTTCCGCTATGGGAGTATCTACTGAGAATATTGGAAATGCGTTCTTTAATATTTGAAACTGTGGAAGTTCTGTGTTTTGGAGATGCAGAACTAGATTCATCGTGTCTCTTAGCTCCAATAGCAATTGAAGACTTACTGAGAACATCATTAGCTTTATATACCTTATTTGGAGTATAGGATTCTGGATCTTGTACTATTATATTTCCATTGTTATCTAATCCAGTAGCTGTTACATAGTGAGGATTCTCACCATAAGGATTAGATCCATTCTCTCCATGATCATCCTGGCCCATAAGGATTACAGGATTGCCCTGACGAAGAGAATCTTTTATTGTGTTTGGATTATATAAATTCTTGGTATCTGCACCATTCTTATTCAAATAAGATTTAAAGAATCCTGGCAGCGTACCACCATCTGTTTCTTTATACCCATTCAATGCATAAGAAGCCGCATCCATAGGATTGCTATTAATACCAAGAGAAGAGAGAGCATTGACTGCAGATACTGGACCGCAACCAGAATCTCTCATGGATTGATTGATAGTATCTGAAGAGGAGTTGAATGGCATATCAAAGCGTGGATCAAGCTGAGAATAGAAGTTTGTGGTATCTGTACCAACTACATTACCACTATCCGTTCCATTAGCTTTTCTCCAATCAGCCATTCCCTTCATTTGGGCTTCGTGCTTAGCTTTCTTTACGATAAGAGAATCATCATCTTTGATCTTGTTATACTCTGGAATCTTGTATCCCTGGGTATCCTGAAGATCTTCTAATTCTTCTCCTCTACCATAACGGCTACCACCAAAGCTAAAGAAGTTCTTAACTCCACTTACTACACTAGATGCTGTATCGGCAATACCATTGCCAATAGAACTAGCTTTATCAGCTACCCAAGAAGCAGCGCCTTTAACTCCATTTAGTGCAGCATTACCAAAAGACTTAGCTTTATCATAAGCACTAGAAGCAACATTAGCGATAGCATTAGCACCAGAAGATGCAGCGCCTTTGATAGTATCCCAAGCACTGCCAGCTTGCTTAGCTACCCAGCTCATCGCAGAGCTAGCTCCAGAAGCAGCAGCATCTGCAAGAGATTTTGCTTTATCTACAATATTAGATGCAACTCCACCAGCTGTATTAAGCACAGTAGAGAACATTGACTTTGTAGAAGCAAGGAGTTGCTTGCTAAAAGAATCTCCACCAGGAGTGAAGTCATTCTTCTTAGCCTTATTTTCAGATTGTTTTACAACAGCTTTAGAAGACTTCTGCAGTTTATCCAAAGTCTGTTGATCCAATCCAATAGCTGGTCCTATATTAGTAAGAGCTACACCAATAATCTCTTTATCAGAAAGGAATTGCGTAACAAACGGAATTCCACTTATAACTGCAGATATTATACCACCGAGAATCTTTACAGGTTCTGTAGCAGTACCAGCAGGAAGATCAAACAGTTCTGCAGAGGAATTAGATCCTGTTATATACGCAGAAGAAGCAGCAGATGGATCTGCCTTCATAGAGGTCAGTTTGGCTACTATATCTCCATCCTGATCATTGGAGCTCATTTCTTTGATTTTATTCTCAAACTTAGAAGAATTAGATACTTCATTAGACAGATTAGATGCAAATGGCCCAACAAGAGCGGTATATGCACTTGCAGGTATATAGGACTGAATAACTCTAGCTACTTCTGTAATTGCAACTGCCATATGGCCAGACAGAGCCTGCGCTATTACTTTATCATTAGAACCTTTATCTGGTGTTGCTGCTTCAGCAATTTTAGAGCCAATTAATGTTCCAACTCCAAATGCACCTGCAGCTACAACTCCAGCTAAACCATATTTAGCTCCAGTCTTTACAGCAGAACCAATAGAGCTAACAGCTCCTTTTACAGCTTTACCGATACCTAATTTATTAAGAACAGCTCCACCAATACCAACTTTTGTGGCATCTTCCATGAAGCTTCCTTTATTATCTTCGCTTTCATTATTAGATTTATCTTTATCTTCATCTCCAGTATCTTGGAGGTCTTTCGTACTGAATCCAAATACAGGCCCTAAGAAGTCTATAGCCATCTTGGTCAATTCATCCGCAGGCAGGAATGGTCCAATAATAGGAATAGCTCCTGTTACAGCATGAACTATACCAGATACTATCTTCATGCCTGTAGTAACTTTACTTTCGTCTTTAGCACCAAGAATTTCAGCAGCATCGCTGTATCCATCATAGAAATCTTTTATAGCAAATCCAGCGGTCATTACAGCATAACCAATTCCAAATGAACCGGCACCAGCTACAGCGGCTGCTCCTTGTCTTCCAAGTTTCGCTAATCCCTTAGCAAGATTTTTAGGATTGGAAACATGCTCCACTATTTTAGAGAAGAATGCTTTTACACCCTTCATCTTATCTGAAGGAATAACAGTAGAAAGTTTATCAGCAATAGAAGCTAATTTGTCTTTCACTGTAGCAACTACTTCTGCTCCCTTACCGGCAACATCTTTAATTGCATCTACAGCTTTACCACCATAATCTTTAACTGCAGATCCAAAGCCTTTAGCATATTTAAATGCTTTAGGAGCAGCTTGAAGAGCAGTATTTGTAGCAAGATCACCAGCAATACTACCAGCAGTAGTATCTCCACCAGTAGCAGCATTACCAATAGTTCCACCAGCAGTAGCTCCAAGAATAGCTCCTATAGCAGGATGCTTCTTGAACAGCTTTCTGCCTATCCAACTACCACCAAGATATCCTCCTAAAGTAGCAAGAGTACTACCTTCTTTTGGCTCTTGTGTATTGTCACTAGCAGAAGATGGATTATCCGGAGCATTGTCTCCAGTATTTCCATTATTATTATTAGCAATAGCAGCAGCTGCTTGTGCTCTCATAGCAGGTGGGAATTTATTTACATAATCCCATTGCTCTTGAGTAAGATCTTCTTTCTTAACAACCCTTGGTTTAGCACCAGATTGTTTTCCACTATTAGCACCAGAATAGTTATCAGCGGCATTATCATTTTTAGCTGTATTGTCGTTAGAGAAATAATTGTATGCTTTCTTGCCACCATAGATAGCAGCTAATCCACCAAGTGCAGCAGCTGCAATCTTTCCTTTAGTGCCAAGCTTATTAAGAATCCTAGACCCTGCATCTTTAAGATAAGTCTTAGAATTAGCAACTTTTGTTCCAGCATCTGCTGTATCTACATTAGCTATGCTCTTTCTATTAAAGAGCTTAGTTAATACAGTATTTACGGCAAGATCACTAGCAACACCACCAACAGTGGTATCTCCGCCAGTAACAGAATTACCAACAGTTCCACCGATGGTTCCGCCAACAATAGCACCAAGTACTGGATGCTTCTTAATAAGTTTCTTACCAAGTAAGCTTCCTCCAAAATAACCAGCTAAGCTGGCAAGAGTGCTACCTTCTTTTGGTTCTTTATCATTGCCACCATTTTTACCATTAGCACCAGAATAATTATCGTCAGCATTATCATCCTGCATTGGATGCCGTGTAGAAGTAGGATCAAGTTCTGGATCTATATCTTTCTGACCTTTCTGATCTCCAGATATAGCATCATATCCTTTCTTTCCAACAAATGCGGCAACTGCAGCAGCAAGAAGTTTTCCTTTAGTACCAAGCTTAGATAGATATTTAGTTACTGTACCAACGGCACCTTTAATACCAGTCTTTTCAGCAGCACCAGCAGCTCCCTTTTCTGCTGCTTCTTTAGCAACTTCTCCAGCTGCTTTACCAGCAGCTTCTTCCATTCCTTTTTCACCAAATTTAGCAAGCTTCTTAATACCGAGAGTCTTACCAATGTATCCAAGCAGTTTAGAACCAGCACTCTTAGCAAGAGATAGCATTTTACCTCCAACTAATCCCATCACTGCATATAAACCACTTCCAAGGCCTGGAATAAGAGAATTAAGGAGAGTCTTAGGGAAATTAGCAAGATCTTTTAATAGATCTAATAATCCGCCTTTAGCCTTTTTAGCTCCCTTTTTAGCCGGTGCTGCTATCTTATTAGCTATTTTTTCTACAGCAGCTGTAGATCTTTCTTGTAGCTCTAATCTATGAGCTCTCTTAGACATTACTTCCGCATTGTTCTTATCATGGATAAGCATAGGCTTTCCATCAGCATGAGAAGTACCATATGTGAGCATACCATCTTCTGTTTGCACATAAGATTGCTCACCGTTCTTAGACTTCAACCCGCCTTGCACATTACCACCAGATGCCTGACCTTGATTAGACATTGCGGCAGCAGCAATAGCATTACTTATAGCACCAGCAGATTCGGCTGCTTGAGTCTCAGCAACTGGAGCTTCTTCTTTTGGCTTTTCTTCTTCACTATCTTTCTTCTTATCATCGCCGCCCAAAAGACCAGATAATCCGTTTGCTTTAGCAATTGGAGTAAAGAAAGCCTTTCCAGCAGTCTTAAGACCAGAGAGAATAGATCCAAATGCATGAGTTCCAGCAGTAGCAACGTCTTCTTTAACAAGATCAGTTGAGTTGCTCTCATTATCCTTCTTCTTTCTCCAACTATATATAACCTCTGCAAGAGAGTCTCTATATACATTAGGAGCTTTAGCTATAAATTTCTTAATAGCATTATCACTAGACCAGATGGCAAAAGTAGCTTTCTCGATATCACTCCAACTCTGGTACTCATCAAAAGATGGAACAGAATCTTTATCATATCCAGTTGGCATTTGAGATCTTATCCGATCAAGTTCATCTTTTGCTATATCATTAGCCTTGAATGTTTCTTTATTAAACGTCTTTAAACCTGCTGCTTCTTTAACGGCATTAGTAGCCTTATAATGAGCCTTAGCAACTGCATGGGCTTCATCATCACCAACTGTATGGCGAACAACTGTCTCTGCGGCACTACCAGCAATATTATTAGCTTTTGTTAATGCGCTTTGTGCCCCACTACCAAACTTGATAAGCATATCAAGAACATTAGCAGCTACAGCACTGGCAAATCCTTTATCTTCTAATTCTTTCTTTTTATCTTTCCATGCTTGATCTTGCTCTTCATCATACTCTCTTTCTTCTTTAGCCTCATCATACTGATTTCCAAAAGAATCAGCCATATGCTGGGTTCTTTTATCAGAAAGATTAAGTCTATTCTTAAGATCTTGAGCAGATTGAATTGAGCTCACATCAACATCTTTTCCTGTTAATACAGCTCTAAGAGCTCGAAGTTCTAATTGAATCTTAGTAAGGTTTTCATTAGAAGTATCTACCGCTTCTTTAACTTCATTAGTTGCAGCAACTGTCTCGGAATTATCTTTCTTTTTAGAAGACTCTCCTGAACCAGATCCACTACCACTATTCTGTTGAGCTTCAGATACTGCATTAGAAGGGGTTGCACCCTCTTCTTTCTTTTCTTCTGCCTTTTCTTTAGCTATCTTTTCTCTATATGCTTGTATTCTAGATTTAGTCTCTATTTCGGCATTACGAGCTAATGCAGGAATAAGTTTGTCAAACTCTTCATCACTAAGCCCATCTAAGCCATATTTCTCTTTAAGAGCATTTCTAGCATTATCAAGATTACCAGGTTTCTTCAACTCTTCGAGTCTATTGTTATAATCCCCAATATTCTTGAATGCTTTCTGATAAGCGTCTTTAAGCTTCTCTTCTATTCCTAGTTCTTTTATGCGCTTCTTTTGCTCATCATTCAATCCCTTATCGAGATTAGCAATTTTCTTAGCAATTCTTTGACTCTTGATAGCATCTTCCATAGAATATCCGCTTTGCATGAGATCTCTCATTGCATCACCGATATTAATGATACGATTCTCTATTACAGCGTCATCAAAGTTATCTGCTACTTTCTCTATATCATTATCAAAGTAATTTAATTCTTTCTTCTTCTGATTCTCTATTTCTGCTTTAACAGAATTTGGATCTTTGGAAGTCATAGCACGATAAGCACTAAGCTCACTAGAAGTATCTATGACATCCGAATCGTTCATATTAGCGAGAGCAACATCAGAAGCTCCGATAGTATCATATACTCCGTTCTTCCTTCTCAGCTCTACTCTCTCTTTAGCATTAGTGAAGTCATCATAACCATGTCTAAGGCCATACATCTGAACCTTATTACCAACAGCTTCTACTCCACTAGCAATTTTCTCTGCTAATCCTCCACCAAGTTTTCTGGTGAGGAACTTTCCAACTCCACCAGCTTGTCTAACCTTATTTAATCCAGCATTAACCATTCTTCCAAGGAAAGTAGAGCCTACTCCTTTTCCGATGCGGCTAAATATAGATTTCAATCCTCTCTTAGTCATGGAAAGACCAACTTTACCAATTGGCTTCAATCCATTACCAATAGGAGTTAAAATCTTATCTTTAAACCAATCCCCGAGATTATCTCTAATCTCTCTCATGGTTTTCTGGAATGGTTTTACAATCTGGCGTCTAATAGCACCTGCTATACCACCACGACGAATGCCATCTCTGCCCTTAGCACCAAGCATCAATCTCTTAAAAGATTCTGTAGTCGATACAAGGCCAATACCTGCGCCAAGAACAGCATTACCAAGGAGACCAAATGGCCCAAGGAAGAGTGTACCAAGCATAGCAGCACCCATACGTGGAAGTGCTTTTCTTATCTTAGCTTTTCTATCTTTATTCAGTAATCCACCATCATCACCAAACATAAAGGAGTTTAATGCTGAATTGTTCTTGAGAATGGATGCACCTACACCAATCATTGCACCTCCAAGAGGCCCAAATGGTGTAAGTAAACCAGCAATAGCACCAGTGGTACCATATTTCTTAGCATCTGGAGCATACTTGTTAAAGATATCCATAACCTTTCTGGATATCAATCCTCCAGATCTTTTCTTCTTACCGTTCTCATCTTCAACCATATCTCCAAAGAGATACTTCTGAACTGATTCATTTTTAGAAACAAGAGATACAGCAGATCCAACTACTGCTCCCATAAGAGGACCACCAAGAGGAAATACTGCTGATAATAGTGCACCACCAACAGAGCCTTTGGCAACATCCTTCTTATTCTTCATCAAATAATCTTTAGCAAGTCCAGTAGCTCTAACAGGATCTGTTCCAAATGCCTGATTAGCAAATTGGCGAATTCCTGTTATAACTCCTTCTCTATTATTAAATTTAGCTTGGTCTATCTGTTCATTGGAACCAATATTAGTACCAAGATTAGCCATAGCTTTTCTGCGTCTATTAAGATCGACAGTATCCATGGATTCAAGAACTTCTTGTGATCCATATTTTTGCATGGCCTCATCTGTTACTTTGTTTCCAAGGGTAACTTTGCCATTATTATCTACTATTCCTGCAAGGCGAATCATATCTCTATTTACAGCCATTGCATCTTTCTTTTCAGATCCATGGCCAACAAACATGGTCTTATACAATTCGCTTATTGCGGAATCTATAGCTTTCTTATTGGCTTTATTCTTATCCTTCACCATAAGCCTAGACCAAGCGGCTTTGAATTTGGATTTATTATTTTGATTCTTAAGAAGAGATTCAATCTCCTCTTTTGTTAAACCAGCATTAGAAAGATTCTCTATTAGAATCTGTGCAGTTGTATTGTAAGTGCCACCAGCATTGAAAGGAATAGCCATAGTAATAGAATTTCTTTCACTACCAAATTTATTAAGAAGATTTCTCTTCATCGACTGTTCATTTCTATACTGCTGATCTACATTGACTTTGTCTCTGTTAGGATTCCAAGGATTGAGATTAGCAGGAATAATCGCTTCGCCTGGGGATATAAAAGTTAATCCACCTTTGGTAACGTTTTTAGCACCAGTAGCATTAGTATCAGAATCAGCAACAGCGCCTTTCATATCTGATATGGTTGCTTTCACGTTATTATAAAGATCATTAAACTGAGCTTTAGCAGCTCCTTTAAGAGATCTTCCAACTGTTCTGGCACCATTGCGAATAGCCTGTTTTCCTTTATTAAGCTTATCTCTTACATCTACACCAAATAAATCTCTTACTATACCATTTAGTTTGTCACCAATATTGCTCTTATCAAGCCAATTAGTAAACTTATCTTTTAACTCACTGAATTTATTATTGATCGTATCAAAAGTATCATTAAGATTAGACTCTATTAATCCAGATATACCATTTATTGGTCTACCATCTTTGCCTTTAGATTTGTGGGAGAATAATAGGTCATAAACAGCCGTATCTGCAAAGCCTATTGCGCTCATTATCAAATTAGCAGGAGTCTTAGGAGAAAGGAAATCAAACACAGAGCTGCTAGAACTTCTGCTGTCTACTTCCTCTTTAGCCTGCTTTGTGGCATTTAAAGCCGATTTTATCATATCAGAGGTTGCTTTAGATTTAGGATCTTTCAGCATCTGCTCTATAGATATTTGTGCATTACCACTATTATCTATACGGAAAGTAGAAGATCCAAGCATCCTAGCGATATGATTCATCATATTTTGAGTAACTGGAATATCTGGATTTTCTCCAGTATTTGAGGCATTTAGATGCTTTTCATCTTTATCTGCTTCTTCTATTCTATTCTTACTTCTAATAATAGGAGATACTATTGTATCCTCTCCAGATTCATATCCATTGATAATATTAGAAAAATCAGAACTACCTTTTCCACCAGCTTTTCTTCCTCTTTTAGCAGAACCTCCACCAATTCCACCAATCTCATGCAATCTCTTCAATATCTCATATTGATAATCGTACAGAGACATACGATGTTTGTCTCTAAGAGATACAAGATCTGTAGCTGGAGTATGATTTAGTTTATTAGGAAGAATAGCTTTCTTATTAGCTCCACTAATAGATTCTGCAGCAATATTATCATAAGAACTTAGTGATGTGCCTTGAACCATTACTCTCTTAGATGCTTTAGCAGATGCTATCTTTGAGGTCAGACCTGCTAATTCACCAGTACTGGAGAGGGATTCAAGCATTGGAATCAATATATTTACTAATCCTTCATTACCTTTAGCGGCATATGATCTAGGATTAGAAAGCATGTCTTTAAAGTCTACATATCCTCTATTATAAATTCCTTGGAAGAAATCTGTAATAGCGTTTGTGAACTGTCTCCTGTCTTTATTAGACTGGAAGTTCATCATATTAGCAGCAGCGTGCATCTTCTTTTGCACGCTACCAGTAGACTGCCTGGATAATTTCTTATCTATATTCTTTTCGTGTCTATTTACTGCAGCTATGCTTCTCCATTTACCGCTCTTAAGATCCAGTATTCTCTCACCTTGACCAGTGAGAGCCGCTTCTATTCTACGAAGATAAGCAGGAATTACTTCAACAATAGATTTCTGAGCTAGCCCATTATACTGCATTGGGCCTTTATTGAATTTAGAAGCGTCTAATCCAGAAAAAGTAGTGTTCTTTTCTTTATAACCAAACATGGATGCTAGTTTTCCAAGGATGGTATTATTATTTCTTAATCCATAATCATGAAGTTTGGCTAATCCAGTAGAAAATGCACCTTCTATTGTCTTATCCAATTCATTCATGGCTTTTCTTACACCAGAGCCTATTACTCCCTTAATGATACTCTTACTAAGAGCATGCAATGGATTTTGTACATACTCTTGCATCATCATAGGAATCATAGAGATAACCTGGTATACAGATCCAACAGGAGATTTCTTTATTCTTGGTTTGATAAGTCCAATATAAGATTTAAGATTCAATCCATTTTTAAACAATTCTTCAGGATTGAGACTATCAATGTCTTTAGCAATAACAGCAGCGTTGGTATCATCATACGTTTTCTTCTGCATATCGAAAAGAGCATGAAGTGTAGCATTTGTGTCTCTCTGAAGCTTTGTAATCTCATCATAGAATTTGGCAGAGTTTTGAATGTGGGTTCTCATAACCTTATTATTGAAATCAATAATAGAGTTGAACCCTTCTGCCATTGCATTAAATCCAGCTTTATTAAGAGATATTGCTTGTCTAGCTACCATATTTTGCTGGTCTGCTATAGTTCTCTGGCTACGAACAAGATTTTCAGTAGAAGCAGCTACCATCTTGCCAATAGCATTAGTAGATGCCTGATGAACCTTGATCATAGAAGATGCTACCATAGCATCTCCTCGTGTTACTGCTAGATTTGTATTATCCCCAGATTCTTTACCAGATAAATTGTTGAGATCGTCAGAGAAGAGATCCATGTCATCTCCCATCATCCCAGACATCATCTCGAATAAAGACCCAAGATCTTCTCTTTCTGGATGATAGAACTTACCAGACATGGCATCTTTCTTAAGATTGGATACTCCTTCTTTTACCTTCTTAAAAATAGTATTATCTTTAATAGGGCCTAGACGGTTGTTGATTAGCCTAGAATCCATAATGCTTTTATATGTATCTTTGACTGCATCTTTGTTACTAGCTACAAAGTTACTTGTTATAGGCATTTCTTCCTTAATGGTGTCTACGGCAGCATAAGAAATAGATTTGCCTAAGTTCTTAAGATACGCACTTATCGCATTAGAAGCCATATAGTTCAGCCCTCCTTTAACCCAAATATTATGAAAATGTCAGACGTAGAACTACCGACAGGGGAAAAATCCCTGTCGGCAATTTGTGTATAGGATGTATGTAAAAAGAAAGGAAATATTTAAGAATGTTCGCAGAACAGTACCTTGTAATCAAGATATTGTAAGAAGAATTAATGTGTTTGGCAGACCTTATTATTATGTAAAAGAAATAGTGATAGAGGTTTCCCTCTATCACAATGCCATATCTCAGCATATGGTAAAAAATAAAGCGCATATACTGGAACTGCTAATGCAATCAGTGTGAAATTGTATATATCAAAAGAATCCCAACACTTTATGGACAAGCTAATGGCAAAGGGAAGGTCCTAAGCATTCGAATTCTTTGATACCAAAACAATGGTCCCCCTATCCAGAGTCGAACTGAAATTAGAAGATTAGAAGTCTCCTGTGCTATCCATTGCACCATAGAGGGATAAAAAGAAAGTGGAGCCATTAGCATGACTCCAAAGCCATGAATCATAGATGGAAGCAAATAATTCATGCAAAAAAGAGTAGTTTTGAACAAACATGCCAAATGCACAAAGAGAAGTGTGCACAATCAAAAATATAGATAGGAGAATTTGCTACTGGGCAAGAACCTTTCCCAGATTATGATAAAGTCTCCTATATCATAAAATATTATTTTTTTACTCTGCTTTTGTCTCCTCAGCAGGAGCTGGAGTATCTGTAACCACATCATCATCGTGGCTATCAGTATCTACATCATCCTCTGGGGTATTATCAACAGAAGCGGCTTCAAAAGCTTCCTTCATCGTAGTATCATCATACTCTTTGGCACTATCTCCAAGAGTTCTGTTGCTGTTGTATCTACGATGGTTGTTGTATCTTCCATTTCTTTCAATACGATTCCAATAGCGCGAACGACCAGCAAACTCTACGTTATCCCAACCTGCATCTTTGAGCTCATTGACAAGATGCTTCTGATATGCAGGAATGTTGGAGAAGGTTACGCGGAAAGCAAATACCTGCTTAGCATTAACTCTATCAAACTCTACCTTCCAACCAAATGCAATATTGGAATCTGTCTTAATACCAACTTCACGAGAGAAAATAGAGAATGAAATAGTGTTTGGATAAGAAGAGCTATTTGTTGTTGGGATATTGCTCTTTACGAAATCAAGAAGCTTGCATACTACTGATTCATATACAGCCTCTTCTCCTCCATAAGCCTTAACCTCAGTTACAATGTTGCTAAGTTCTTTATAACCCTCTTCAAACGAATCGAACTTCTTTACGAAGTTAATATAGTTGGCTCTACGATGATAACGCCTATTGTTGTTAGTCTCCATGTTGGATAGCTCCTTTTGGTAATTGAATGTGAATAATATCTTATATGATAAAAACTTAGAGTTTTCTAAGTTCTTCATCCTTTCTCATAAGACGCTTAGCCTCTTCTAGATTCTTTGCTATATCAAGTTCCTCATCTGTAGTTTCTTCTTCGATAGGAGTTTTATCAATGATAACTCCTTCATCATCGTCTACAGAAACCGCTTGATAATCGGATAATGCTTTATTATCAAGAGCAGTACTCTTTAAATCATCGTATGAGTGATTTAAAGAGAAAATTTCTCTATTTATAAGATTCTTAATGTTTGAAGCAAGCTGTCTTACTTCCTCTTGTGCTCCAGGTTCTGTTCTAAGAGCAATGAAATGGAAGAGTTGTTTATAAGTAAACGTCATAACCAATTGAGTTGTGCAATTCATGGGAAGCCATGCTCTTGCATCCTCTTTCATAATTTTATGTTGTATCAGATATGAATAGAATTTAAATGGATCCTCTTTATTTATAGCATCCATCGTATCTTTATCTATATCATCGTATCTATGAGTTTTATATTGTTCATGAAGTTTGATAGGATCTATAAATCCCTTTTCTTTATCTCCAGTATGTTCGCAATATCTCTGAGATTCTTGTGAAATACCAACTCTATGCCGAGTCATCTGATTTGCACAAGAGCGAGAAATATTCTTGAATAAGAAAGAAACAGTGCAAACTTGCATACAATCAGCAAGAGTAAATCCATACATACTTACGTCTTTATACAACGCATCGATATCTTGATATGCAAGAAGAACTATATTATTCCCATATGGGATTTCTTTTAATCTACTTTCATATCCAGCATCTATTGTTGTATTCTCATCGCCAGTCTCTTGTTGCTCTTCCGTGAGTTCTTTCATGCTAGCATGAGTAACGTACGTACAATATTCTTCTTCCATTAATCCATCTTTGATGAGATTAGAAAGAAACTCTTTCTCTATACTGCCATACATGATAGATTTAATAAATCTCAAGAACGTATTCTCTTGTCTAGTTTCTCGTATAATATTAATATATGCTCTGATTGATCCACCAATCAAAATATTGAGATAGTTCCCAATATGCCTTGTTACCACATGCATATATCTGGAATTGCTCATCACTTCCATCATATCATTATTCAATTGAATACTGATACTGCTATCTGGAACTCTGATAAGAGCGATCACATTAGAATGCTCCAGAATGGATTCGTGCTTGAAGCCCATCATCTTACTGATATGATTCTTAATTTTATCATATCCTTCCAATGGCCCTCTTCCAACACAGATTCTAGCTCCTCTATGAACCATCTCTAGATTTGGATAGCTGAGCTCATCCTCATCATCAAATATGATAATATTAATATCTTTTCCATCTTTACTTGCTTTATTCCCTATCTCTTTCTCCAGATAAGGTGGCTTTTCTTCTTTTCCTACCAATGATTTGATCTTATTCAGTATTCCAGCCATGAGAATCCTCCTCTAAATTTTATAATTTCTCTCATATCAATGTTTCAACAATTTTTTTGTCCAAAAATCTATTTTTCCAAAATATGGGTCAAAAGTCCTATATGCTAACTACACCGTAGACGGTGTAGTTACGACACTTTTTATCTGGTCGATACAAAAAAGTGCCATTTTTTGGCTTGATAGATAATCTTATAATTAAGGATGTAAAATTGAGTAAGACACTAAATGGCTATATTTTGCTTATATTAAGGATTTTTCTTAAAATTAGAAAAGTCAAAATGCGTAACTTAACCGTTCTTCATAACCTTTTATTAGAATTAGATTAAAAAATGGCTTTTTTGGGGTGTTAAACTGAATTATAACGATATACTACATCGAAAAAAGTTCGATCTTCGATCTCACTATATTTCGATTGGTAGTTTCACTACGTTTCAACTATCCAATCTCAATATAGCTATTTCGATGTACGATAAGTTTCACTATCGTTCAATAGTATCGTACATCGTATGTTCGATGATCTACTTACGTAGATTCATCAAACAAGTTGTTTCGATTCCGTATACCTTAAACGTGATACTTTAGGCCCTTCGGGCCATTTTACGCGTTACAACGTCTTAACACGAAATATGTATTATATAGGGGAGTTGGAAATTATTTTTTCAATGACATCTAATACTATTTAAAATTGAGTATTTAGAAGAGATTAGATGATATTTTTTTTTTAATAATAGAGAATTGATAGAAGAGATTGTATAGATAGAATAATAAATTTAATATATTCTAGAGAGATAGATTGATTGTATTAGAAATTGAATAGATAGTAGGATAGTAGGAATTGGATAATTTCTTTGCATGGTATTATAGAGAGAATTTCATGTGTATTGTATTTAGAATATATATATTGGGAAATTGAAATATAGAATGAAGAAAGTATATTGAATAGAGATATAGTTAGTAGAAATAGAAATATATCTTCTTCTCTTGTACAAGTAGAAATATTGAATATTTTGGAGTAATAATAGATAATCTTATAAGGTGTAAAATTAAGTGAGACACTAAATGGCTATATTTTGATTATATTAAGAAATTTTCTTAAAATTAGAAACTTAAAAATGCGTAACTTGACCGTTCTCCATAACCTTTTATTAGAATTAGATTAAAAAATGGCATTTTTGGGGGGTTAAACTGAAATGAAATAATATACTACATCGAAAAAAGTTCGATTTTACAATCTCACTATATTTCGATTGGTAGTTTCACTACGTTTCAACTATCCAATCTCAATATAGCTATTTCGATGTACGAAAGTTTCACTTCGTTCAACAATAATCGTACATCGTATGTTCGATGATCTACTATAAGTAGATCATCAAACAAGTATTTCCGAAGTAGTATACCTTAAACGTGATACTTTAGGCCCTTCGGGCCATTTTACGCGTTATTACAAGATCTTATAGAAATTATTGGTTTATAAGATCTAAGATAAAGATAATCTGAGTAGAGAATATATTAGTTAGAAGAATATCTGTAATGCTAAAAGAAATATTAGTTAGGTAATATAAAATTGAATCTAGATAGAGAAGTATATTCTCTATCTATTAAATTAGAATATTTATATATAGAGAGATATTGTTAGTTGAAAGATAGCGTAGGAAGTAGATAGTTATTCTATAAGATATTTAGAAGAGTATATCTAGATTCTTGTATATATCTAGATTATATCTAGAGAATAAGTCTAAGTAGGTTAGAGTATATTGATTAATCTTTCTTGGTGGTAAGTCTTTTATAATCATGATCTATGTAAGCGCTTACAGAACACCTAGTCTATATAATTCTAAAATTTGGATTTTTCTTTCTTTCGACCAATTAGTAATTGATTTGAGAATGAGTTGAAGAAGAAAGGAAGTTTGTGTTGGAATGAATATATTATTTCCAGTAAGACCTCAAGATCCAAGAATAGAGAATATCTTGGTAAACTCTCCTATGCTAAAAGAGAATAGATATTTTGTACAGTCATTGCCAACTGATATTAAATCATTTGAGAACTTGTATGTCTTTCTTGCAGATGGATCTTTGAAAAAGATAAAGAACTATTCTTCATATCTTGAGAATAGAAAGGTTATCTTTGAGTATTCTCTTGATAAGTATAGAGATTCATTCTCTTCTCCAGAAGAGATGGAGAAAGAATTTAATATTGTATATGAGAGATTAGATAAAGGGAAAGTGAATACTGAAGAAGATTTACTTGCAGTAGCTAGAGATGAGATGAGAATGACTTCATTGTATTATATCATAGAGAATAGAATTGATAATACAACGGATGAAGATAGAAAAGCTATACAAGATTCCATAAATAAGATTAGAGATGAGAATATCACTAATGAATTGGAATTGGTAAATAAAACAATTAGAGACTCTCTTCCTAATAATGATATACCCATAGAGATTAAGAAGTGTATGTATAATGGAAAAGAGATAGACACTGGAGAGTGTATTGCTGAAATAGAATCTCATGTATTCCCCGATTATATTACACAGAAGAATATCATGGATACACTGGAAGACCAATATGTGATAGAAACCAATGTTTGTACCATTGTTAGAGACAAAGGTGGAGATATAAGAATATTGGAGAGTAAGAACAATGGAGAAGAAAAAGAATAAGTATTACTTATACGATTCTTACAGAGGTGGATTTAGTATCATAGCAGAGAGTGATGAACAAGCAATAGAAAAGATGGAAGATATCTTTAAGAATACTCCAGCTGTAGTAAATACATTTTATGATACTGATAGAAATCCCACTAAAGATAAAAGAATAATATATCTTAGTCGTCTTAATGATAAGGGGTTCACGACTAAGATGATTTATTATAAATTTGATTAACAAAAGAGGAGAATAGGACTAAGATGGAGAAATATGAGTTCTTTGATACTTTTAGAGGTAAGTTTGATTTTGAGGCAGCAAGTTTAGCAGAGGCTAGAGAGACAGTAGAGGATATTAAGAGAAATAAATCACCTAAGCGTTTGAAGTGGGTGGATATGGATAATAGAGTTTCATATCCTCGTTTGATATATTTGGCAAAAGTTGTTGAAGAAGATGGCAAAGCGAGAGAGCTTGTATACATAGACAAGAGATCCGAGGGAATGGAAGAATTTTGATAGATAAAGAGAGTAGCTCTTGATGAGCTACTCTTTTTGTATTATAAGTGAAATCTTCCATCATTTAGATCTGTATATTCAATATAATGATCTTCCTGGTCTATCTTGTTTTCAGTTAACATCTCATATTGCAATCCATATAACTGCAAAGTTTCTTGAGTTACATCCATCTTATTCTTATTCTCTTCCAATGCTTCATGAATACGATAAAGAGGAACATTCTTATCATTATCAACTACTTGCATTTTTAATTCAGCTAATATGCCTAATAATTGACCAAAGTCATTATTGGTCAATCTAAGATAAGAGTAAGTCCCTAGATTAGTAATCATCTTTTCTTTGTATATTTGCTTCTCTCTATAAACCGGCATATATCTTTTATTGGGGTTATCTTCTCCATCTTTAACCTCTATGATTAGATTATATGGAAGAATGATCAAATCTGTTATCCACATATGCTTCTTACCCTTGTACTCATATTCCAGTACAGGACCAGGAGCTACTACCTCATTGGATTTATAATCCAGCACTTTATCCAAGAATTCAAGCAATTGCTTTTCATAAGACCCAGTGTAAGTGAATACTTTCCCATCACTCCACTTATACTTACCACTTATCTTTCTTCCCGCTAGCATTTTTTCCAAATGTTTTGGGTCATCCATAAGAGATGTTTTGTTATATACTCTCATGATTCTCTTCTGATAAGTCTTCTTTACTTCTTGATAGCATTTTGGATCACCGCATAATCTTTCATACTTTTGCCTTTTCTCATTCCACTTAGTTGGTTTGCCGCATACAGTGCAGTTTCCATGACCATGTTTATCATTAACGATATCATACACTAATCTATATGCAGTGTAATTGTCTGGGATCTCATCATCATGATTATTTTCTATATGCCTAACCAATTTATCTCTAATAAGCTTTTTAGCGCAA